CATAACTTTTCTACAACTTTCTTTTTCTACGTATTGGTTATTAGGTATTATAAAATCATAATTTGTAAAATCGTCATTACCTAACTCAACTCCACATTGTTCACACACAGCCTCAGCTAATTCTAATGCGGTACAAGGGAACGTCACGTTACTTGGATCAAATTCAACATTAAATTTTTTTGTATAATCTAATGCTTCAAATTCAACAATATCTTTAACATCATTATTGCTAGGTTTAGTTATTAAAAAATTACCAAGAGAATACCAATCAATAGTATTACTATCATTTTTTTGTATACCTAATTCAACTTTAACATCTGTATTTTCAACATTTATATCATAATCTAATATAGAAATAGAGCCTGTTATTTTACGTGCCACAAATTGACCTACAACTAAAGATTGTGTATCTACATATCTATAATCTTCATAATTTATTTCTATAATATTATCTTCTCTAATAATATGTGTTTCTTCATTTATAGTAAATGTTAATCTAAAAGGTATAGTACATGTATTATTAAGTAACGCTTGTTTATCGGAATCTGTCATATATACCTCCTAATGTCCTATTAACTCGAAATCATCTATAACAATCATTCGTCTACCTTCGTATGTGATTGGTGTATAAATTAAATCGTTATGATAAAATGTGTCAGTTTCATAGTTATCTGTTGAATCATTATATACTTCTACTGTTAGATACATTGTTGGACCAGCTTCATTTCCACGTAAAGCGTTCCAATATGTTCTAAATTGTTCTGGTGTCATAGGAGGGAATGAACACCATATTTTTCGTCTTACATGTGGTAAAACTTTTATTGTTAAAGCACCATTAGCTGTAGTACTAGCATCAGCCACTTCTATTAGTCTTGGTGCGTATTTAAAACCTTCACGTTTAAAACTAGGGTTTTGAAATGTACAATTATTTATTTTCATATAATAACCTCTAAAATTACTCATATGTCCCTCCTAAATCCTTATCATATTTGTACCATAGCGATCATTTTCACTTTCAGCATAATCACCATAACCTTCATATACTTTTTTATTTCCTATATAAATTGTAGTTTTTCCTTGTGATTTTCCACCCAAACCTGATGTAGCTATACCTTGAACAACTGCGTTTGTAATTGACGTTGTGATTTGGTCATTATTAGCAACTGCCGTTTTATTACCAATTCTACCAACCATTTCAGCCGCACCGTTTTCATTAGCAAAGAATAAATCACCACTTGTTGGGAAACCACCTTCTTCATACCATCTTGGTGTTATCTCAGGTATCATAATACCACCAAGAACACCTTCTCCACCAATAGGTTTAAGTTGTATATCAAAATGTGGCGTTTTTATATCAGCTGGTTGCCAATTTCTTATTTCGCTATTGACATCACCTAATGCTTTTTTAGTAGAATCATCCAAACCATTTATACTTTTTGTGAATTCTGTTAACATATTATCAGCACCTGTTGATATAGAATCTAAAGCATTGGTTAATGTATGTCCACCCTTACCGGAAGAATGTCCGCCACCTGAACTTCCGATTGAATTTTCAATTTTTCCTATAGCATCATCGGTGTCACCCCACATCCAATCCCATATATATTGCCAGTTCGTTTTTATTTTACCAGTTTCAAGATCAATTTTTTTTGTTATTCCTGGTACTTTTTCTTCAACTGTTTTTAAAATGTTATTATATTGTGCCTTTGCGTCATTGATTGTGGAATCTTTAGCCATTCTAGCTTTTAATATCATGTTGTCGTATTCATCTTTTGTAATCGAACCAGCTTCTTTCATCTTATCGGCTTCTTTTTTAACGCTATCGTATTGATCTTTAGCATTTTTTATAACACTATCTTTAGCTTTTACGGCTGATTGTATGATACTTGAAGCTGTTTCAGATGTTATTCCTTCAAGATTACTATTAACTTTAGTCCATATTTCGTTAAACTCATATGTATTTTTAGAAAGAGTTTTTACACCATCTTTAGATTTTGATTCTATTATTTCATAAATTTTATCATATTCGTCTTGTGTTAATGTTCTATTTTCATTAGCAGCTTTGTTTAAAATTTGAGTTATTTCATCTTCATTAATTGTTACCGATTCTTTTTGTTTGTCATAAAAATCATTAATATTATCTACCATTTTTTGATATGTTTCTGGATCAGTATACGCTTTTAATGGTTTTAAATTTTTTAATTCTTCGTTTCTTTTTTCATCTAATTTATCTAAGATTGATTTATTTAATTCATCTATTCTTTTTTTGAATGTGTCAACATCATTTTGTGATATTATATCTTTCTTTAAATATAAATTGTCTAAAGCCTTTGTTGTTTCTTGAATTTCATCAGTAATACCACGAACTCGTTCTTTTGTTTCATCTGAAATACCAAAAGTCTGTTCCGTCCATCCCCAATCATGAATTAAATTACCAAGTTTATCAGAAACGCCTTCAAGCCAATCTTTATCGAATATATCGTCATCTACACCAACAACAGGTTCATTACCAACATCGATTAGATTTTTAGCAAGTTTATATGTAACATAAACCATTACAATTTTTGATCCTTTAACTAAAACATTACCAGCTATTTTTTTAAGATAATCGTTTGTAAATACAACACCCTTACCTATTGTTCCGCTTGATCCAAATTCAAATAAAGGTGCTAACCATTTTGCTAATTTCCAACCACCAATTATTGTCCCAACTGTTCCCAGTATTGGTAAGAATTTTTTAAGATTTTCTCTAGCTTTATCCATATTAGCTCTTAATTTATCTGTCAAGCCTTCTAACGCATCATACGTTGGTAAATCAACGCCTAAATCACTTGCACCTAAATCATCACCTAAACCAGTACCATTTTTATTTAATTCGCTTTGTACCACGTTTAAATCATCAAATGGTGCTAACATTGTATTTAATTCTTTACCTGTTTTTTTAGCAGCGGTACCTATATCACCAATTCCTGTTGCTATATTTCCTATATCTGTAGTAGTTCTTTCAAAATTAAAATCTAACTTTATACCAAATATTTTATTTAACAAATTTGCTAACTTATTAGCAAGTTTTGTTAACCATTCTGTAATAACCATAACATAAGGTATTGCCATCATAAGAACTGGTATTAATACGTTACCAATGGCTCTTGCTAATAACGTAAATTGTTGTTTTATTATTCTTATAGCATTTGCTGGAGACATTAATGTTCTAGCCATATCTGTTTGCCATTCACTGGATGATTTCATAATTTGTATATATCTAAGTTGAGTTTTTTGAGCTTCTGTCATGTCTGCTACATTTTTTTCAATACCCAACGAATAAGCAAGTGTTTGCAATGTATTTTGTGATAACGCAACACCGACATTTCTCAAAGGTTCAAGTTCACCTGATATAGCACTTTGTAATTTTCGGAAAGATGTATCAAAACTTAAATTTTTGAACGATGCTAAGTCATACGTCAATTGTGTCAAATTTTGACTCATTAAATATGCTTTATCAGAACCAACACCTAAACCTTTTGTTAATGAATTAAAAGCACCCATATATTGCATAACATCTGACGGATCAAGATGTAGTGCGTCTGTATATTTATTTATCCATTTCAATCCTTTTTCAGCATTATTACCCATTGTAACCATAAATAAATTCAATGATTCTGTATAAGCACTAGCTTCCTCAGCATAATTTTTCAAACTATTCCAAGATTTATTTATACCAGCTATAGCTAGGAAAGATTTAATACCTTTTCCTAACACACTACCAAACTTACTAAAAGCACCTGAACTTTTTTCAGTTTGATTAGCTAAATCTTTTACGGATACCTTGACTTGTTCAATACCATCTTTTGTGTTTTTTGAAACGGTTACTAATTTATTATTTTGAGTAACATATTTTTCTATAGAACTATTTACATCGACAATTCTACTTTTAAGTGTTGCTACTTTTTTTAGTTCTTCTTCGCTACCAATATTTAACCCTAACTTTTCATCCATTAATTGTTTGTTAATATTTCCATAACCAGTACTACTACTAACCTTGGTTTTACTTGGTGCTTTTATATTACTCGCTTTTATAGATGATGTTGATAGATTTGTTTTTAATTCTTTGAAATTTTTAGAAGTATTAATTGTATTTTGTAAACTCGATTTCAAATCATTTAATAAATTTATCAAATCTTTTATACTAGCAGATGAATCTTTTACTGTGCCATCTATTTCTATTGATAACGATTCTATAGAAGCGTTATTATCCATATAATCACCTCCTAATTATTTTTTGTTTTCAAATCTTTTTGCAGTTTCTCTAGCCCAATTTTCAAAATGAATTCTAGCAATTAATTCTTCATTTTTTCTAATTCTTTCTTTTTCTTCTTTTGTTTGATATTTTTTGTCGTTATATAAGAAAGGCTTGTCTGCATATGGTAGAGGTTTTGTTCCATTTTTAGAAAAAGCATGTAATATAGGAGATACATCACAAAGTGCCTCATATATATACATGCCTTGCATCCATAATTCTTCGTCTTTTTGTTTAACTTTTAATTTATGAGCCTCTGAGTAAAATTTAGCTCTATATGGAGAACCATACCAATATTCATCATAACTCATACCATAAGACATGAATATAGGACACAATTCCTCAAATGTTTTTGTAAGGGAAGCAGACTCTACTTGTTGTTTTTCTTTGGTGATAAATCTGCTACTTCCCAAGTTGCGTTTCCCTCGGAATCATCTTCTGGTTCTTCAAGTAACGCATCGTATGTTTCTTGTATCATTTTTTGTAATGTTTCTATTAATTTTGGTTTATTTTTTAAATGTTCAAAAATCTCATCAATTTTTGCCTGAGGAGTTCTTTTGTGATTTTTAACAAAAGCACCTGCAAAAACTAACTCAATATTGTTCATTGGTTTTGTTAAAAACTCTTCAAAAACAAATCCAGCGTTTTCTAATAGTTTTACACTCATTCGATTATACTCTAAAGTATAATCCTCATCTTTGTATGTTAGGTTGATTTTTGTATTCATATTCTACACTTCCTTTTCTCAATTTATATTTTAACCTAAAATTATTCAGTTGGTTTGTCGAATTTTTCAGGTGCATTTGTTGGTGTAATATAGTTTGTGATTTCAAGAACTGTATTAACACTTGTTTCAGGTAATCCCATATTGCTTGGGTTTCCTGTGAAATAGAAAGATTTAGTTAATCCTGGTATAACAATTGTAAACCAAGTTGCTTTTCCTGTTGCTTTAGCAGCTGTATAAGCAGTCATTAAAGCATCCCAAGTAGTTACTAACTCTTCTGTTAAATTGAATGTAAATTCAATAGCTCCTCCTAAATCTTTAAGACCATCGATATAAGTTTTATACTCTAGTTCATCAAGAGTAGTTGTTTCGATTGTATCTGGTGATGGGTTAAGACTTG